AAACTCTAATTTTAGGCAAGAAGTATGCACTTGCTCTTTCTCTATCCTCATGCAAGGCACGTGCCAACCTTTCCTCATATTCTTGTTTAAGAAAACTAATACGTCCTGCTTCTATACCGGGACGTTTCATTGACATATAATAAGATAAACCTACTGTTAAACAAGGTAAGAATCTACGAGATATATCTGGAGTTTGGCTAGAATTATTAACATCTTGCATATAACTAATTTTTTCTAGTTTAACTGTATCAGTATTAACATCAGATAAAGGCCAGAGATGTACTACTATATTAGAACTATTCCTACGAACAGCAAACTGCATTGGTCTGCCAGTTTGTGTTTTGTTAGGAATTTTTAAATACTCTTCCATTGTAATACGTTCTAACTGTAGATCAGTACTATCTCTATTAAGAACAGCTTCAGTAATATCAATAGTGGCTGAAGACATGGCAAATGTAGTTACACTAGCTGCAATAGATACTGCAGTAGTATCAGCAGTCCAAAGAAGAATACCTCTATTCTGCCAATCTTGCAAGAGAAGATTAATAGAACGACGAGCAGATGCAGCTTGATTGCCTAGCGTCTGTTCGCCACCAATCATCTCACTTGCTTCTTGAATAACTTCATCTATATCCATAGAGAAGTCATATGTTCCACTAGTCGCCATCAGGTTTAATCCTTATAAGTAATTTCTTTTCCCGGTTCAAAGTCAACTACAACATTCTCTTCCGGTCCTACTACTGCTGGACCTTTACGTGCTGCACCAAACCCTTGACCTGTTGGTCTACCAGTACACTCTTTCATTGCTTTATCATATGCTGCCATTCCTTTTGCATCATATGAATAAGACTTACCCATAAAGTTAGGCATTATGCTCTCCTTGATTTTCTACGTCCAGCAGCAGCTTTCTTAGCCATTCCTGCTTTACCGTATTTTTTCTTACCTATGCTGTACGCAATACGAGCAGCAGCATCTTTACTCTTACCCGTCTTCTCTATACTTTTCTGTACAGCTTTAAAACCTTTAGGTGTTTCTTTTTTCTTCTTCTTTTTCTTTTTCTTATCACCTGTCATTTGTTTTGATTGGCTAGCGCGAGAAATAGCCATTAGGCAAACCCATACGTGCCTTTAGGTTTACGAGTAGCTTTAGCTACATCGCGCCGACCTTTCATGGACATATCTTTAGTACGTTCTGGACCTTGAGTCATACCAAGCTGCTCATCTTTACGAGCATTATAACCCTGCTTCATGTGACCACCTGTATTCTTTTTAGCTACTTTACCACCCTTATTTTTACGGACAATATCGCTACCTTCCCCTACCTGTTGTGGGTCTTTAGCAAAAAATTTTTTTTCTGATGCATATCCTTGAGCAACAAGTTTTTCACCATCTTTTGACATTTCTTTTCTCCTTTAGTTTGCATTTGGAATAAGAGGATTATCTGCACCTGCAGGACTTGCTGGTGCTTCCATATCATCTCTCCTAGTCCTGCGAACCTGATTGAGATGAAGTTGTAGAATCTGAGCATATCGTTGCTCATAAAATTGTACTGCAGGAAAATCTTTTTGGAATAACATAGCTTCTATCATACATGCATTAAATAAAACATCATAACAAAATTCACTAAAGTAGTTATTTTCTATGAGTGTTCCAGATAAAGCTGAAGTAGCAGCAGAAACATTTGTAGGTCCAAGAGCGGAAGGTCTTGCTACGAATACTACATGCGAGGCATAACCTGCGCTAGGTGTAGGAGCAAGCAGAACCGTTGTACCGTTTCGTTGAGCGTAGTATCGTGGTTCACCTACAGAGGAAGATACAGGCCAATAGTCATTAATGTATTCATCAGTACGCATTAGCAAGTTAATCTTAGAACCTGCTGTATTAGTATAATGAATATTTTTTATAATGATTGTACCACTAGGAAGGGTAAATAAATTATTTCCTGCACTAAAGTTACCCGTTTCAAACTTAACTAAACCATAGTCATCTAAGTCTTTTACTAACTTTAATTCGGCACGGTTAACCATACGAGGAATATTCTGGCTAAATTCTGTACCAGTATTATCACACGCTTGAATTATATCATTGGTGAGATAAGTATAACTAGCCATAGAAGATAGCCGCTGTACCACCAGCAGGAACAGATACAGAAACCTTTCCTACCATCCTAATACCAATTTCATCAAAAGTTAAATAGTTTGCATCAATAGCAGTAGTTTGGACATACTTAATAATGTTTCCTTTTACATTATTATTTTCATCCGTCTCAGTTCCTTTAATAAGAAACTGGCCTATCCCTGTACTAAATATTCCTCGAATACGAGTATCAGCTAATGTAACACTACTAACTGTATCTACAGGTCTACCAACTCCAGATACAAATGCTTGTCTTATATTTGTTGGCATATCATAATCCTTCAGGATAAAATAAAACTAAATACATTATAACTTATAAGCTATAAAGAAAGAAGGGGTAAGAGTAAAGAATATCTCTTACTCTCACCCCTTTTAGTTAGTGTACAATTCTAAGGATATTAACCCGAAGAACCGTAATAGCCACGCCAATCAGACCAGCCAAAACTGAATCGTTCACGTGCCTTAAAGCGAAGGTTGCCCGTATCGAAATCCGGTTCCATCTTCGTTTGAAGCGGTACACGATCAAACATCTTAGCACCGTTCGGGCAATCCGTCCGAAGGAACCAAGCGTCTACATCAGTAAAGCGGTGATTAACAAAGTACCCTTTCGGAACTACACCTTGAGTACGAAGGGCATTGATGTCATTGGTATTCGTAATACCATTTCCACCATTAACTGCCGTAGTCGTAGACAACGTGCTGTTCAAAATCTGATCTGCAACAAAGTTAAGATCAGGAGGTACGTGCATAGATTCGGCAGTGATTCCAATTAGAATCCCACGGTCATCTTTAGCTTTAGCAATTTGAATCAAGCCAGCTTCCAAAGAGGCTTCCGAAAGATCGGTTGCACCAAAGGTATTGGACTGATTACCAGCATGGGAGGTTGGGTGAGCAGCACTGAAAAGTGATACACCATCTCCACCCGTGAAGTTGGCGTTAAAGCCATTGTTGAAAATATCGGCACCCTTAACTTGTTTCGTGTTTGCCATCGAGCGAGCAAGACCACGCGCACGAAGTTTAGCAAAGGTGTCATAAAGGTTGTCTTCCATAGCTTCTTCTGTTACAGCAAAGGCAAGAGCAACGGTTTCATTCGTATAACGTGCGGTATAACCCTCACGTGCATCATCGAATTGAACCGCAGCACCCTCAGTCTTAACTGGAGCAGTACCGAAACCAGTGAACAGAACCTCTTCCTCAAATGCACGATCTGATTTTTCAATGTCAAACAGAACAGTATGCTCTGCAGAAACATCATTATATTCCAAACCAAATACAGCATTTAGACCGGGAAGAAGTTCTTTCGCAATATTAGCGCGATTTATAGCCATTACAAATTACTCCTTTCCGTTACGAGGTAGTTGAAACAGTGAGATACGCATCGACATTCTGAACCAATCGCACTTCGCAAAGTGGGAAGGCACGTTCTGCCGAAGAGTCAATCACATTGTTACCGGGTTGATCCACGAATCGAATGATACGTAGCATACGACTTACAGACGTTGCAGAGTTAGCCATAAGAGCAAAACCTGACATACCCGTTGCAGTATTACCTGCACCAAACGTAACGTCAAAGTTAAAGCTGTTAAGGCTTCCTGCAGAAAGCGAAGCATCCGCTTGAACAATAAAGGTAGCGGAGGGGTTGTCAACAACCATTGCCTGTGCATCACTAGTTACCGTACCTGCTGGCCAATATGGCGACCAAGTAGGCGTTCCATTAGCAGCAGTATAACGACATCCCATAAATACCCCAATAGCACGGTCAGTGGAAACGCTCATACACTTAATAACACCACCCGAATTTTTAACAATATCACCCGTGAAGATGTTAGTGTTATAACCCGTCGAAACAGGATAATCATTCATGCCAGTAGTGTTAGCACCAGAACCACGCATACGGGAAGGACGCAAACCAAAAGGACTATCAGTTGTAGTCATAATTTTTTCCTTTCCTTAAATAAAAATACATTGACAACGAAAGACTAATCTTGAAAAGAAGGTCGCCTACCCGTTGTAACTTGACTGCGACTTGTATTAGAGATAGGCATTCGTGAATCTGAATTACGCATCAATTGCAAATTAACAGCATCCACTACTTCCTTACTCTTGTTCTCATAAAACTCTCGACGCGATTCAGCTAGGCGTAATGGCATCTTTGCCAAGGCCAAGTCTCCACGACAGACTGCTCCTGTATAGCGTCCCTCTTCTCTCACGATTGAAGAATGCATCATCTCTGGTACTTCTTCTGCTTGAACAATACTCCAACCTTCTTGCATCTTCTTGCCCATGTTTTTATAGTCTTCTTTATCTTTAATAGATATTCGTACCCAACGAAGGGTCATACCTTCATTATTAAAACGATGTGCTACAGTATCAGGAATCTCTAACCAATCAGGTTCTTTAAAAGTATAGTCTCCAGAATTTTCTCTTTGTTCTGCATTACGTGAGTTATTTTCTCGTGTCATTGTATTTTTTCCTTCCACGCTATTATATTAAATACTTGTGTAGTCGCCATCAGCTTGTTCCACTTTAAGCTTTTCGACAGCGTACTGTTCAATTGATATCCCCCACTTATCAGCTAGTCGTAAGTCTTCTTGAGTAAGCTTGACTTTGTTCTTAGCTTTGGAAGTCTTAGGTGTGCGTGATGCACCAGCTACCACTTGAGCAGAATTTGACGATGTATCCTGCAAACGAGGTGTTTGGTTTTCAGTAGCACTATCAGCAAACTTGTGTGGATACCGTTGCCGTAGTACTTCATCTACCTTAACATAAAACTCATCATCAGAAGGATCATATCCTTCCTCTTTAAGTTCGTTATCAATCATTAAAGCAGCGGAAGTCATAATATTATCAGTACCAAACCAACTATTTCTACTTGCCCACTCTACTGCTTTTGGATCATATTGCTGTGCTGCTTCAGGATTTTGTTGTACTTCTTGAACTGCAGCTTGCACATGATTGTTATAATCTTCCCATGCTCTTTTCTGTGACTCTACTTGAGACATATCTGCATAGGTCTTACTAATAGTTTCTTGAGCAGCTAACATACGATCTGTATCACCAGACTCTGCTGCTTGTTTGTAAACGTCTTTAGCTATTTCTAAAGTTGAATTAAGCTTAGATTCGTTAGTATCAATAGAAGTTCTTAAACTAGAAGATAACTGTGTATCTTTTTCTTTTACTGTTTGTTTAAGATTAGACAACTCATGTCGTAAAGTATTTAATTCTTCATCTCGTTCTTTACGTTGTTTAATTAATTGTCTGATGCGTTTCTGTGCACCTTGAGTTTCAATCCCTTCTAATTCTTTAGGTTGTTCTTCTTCTGTATAACCTTCATCCGTAGATTGTTCTGTTACAATTTCAGGCGCAGCTTCTACTTCTTCTTCC